TGGATGTACCAGCATACCGTTGACCGCCGGTGGGCTGACCTGCTGCTGCTGGAGCGGATGAAGGCGATGAACGTTCGCGGGGTCCATGCTAACGCTTACCGGATCGCGGCGATTGTGGGCGTTAGTGTGCGGATGAGATTTTGGGGATACGCATAGATAACCGAACAAGAGAAAAGTATAGGCCGTGTCATAGAGGTGGCACACCCGCAAAAGTTTAAGGAGAAAAGAATGCCGATGAAAAGAAAGATGATGGCCGGGAAAGCCATCTCAGTGGATGAAGCAACTGGTACCATGACGGTTGTTATGAGCACACGCACAAAAGACCGTGATGGGGATATTGTAGAACCGCGAGGGATGGGGTTGCAGGACTTCACCAATAATCCGGTTGTTCTGTGGGCACACGACAAACACCTCCCCCCTATTGGTAAGGTTAAGGAAAGTCTTGCTAGTGATGAGACCCTGATGGGCGTTGTTGAGTTTGATATGGAGGATCCTTTTGCCAGGACGATTTTTAACAAGTATAAGAAGGGGCATCTAAACGCCTGGAGTATTGGATTCAGCGCCGAGCGTGCTGACACTTCCCCACTCCTGAATGATAAAGGTGAGATTACCGGGTTCCACTTTAAGAAGTCTCAACTCAATGAGCTAAGCGCCGTCCCAGTCCCAGCAAATCCGCAAGCCCTAACGAGGGCCATTAAAGAAATTGAAGACAATGAGATGCGGATGACGTTCTGCAAGGGCGTGCTCTCGTACGTGGACCAAGTCCCAGATGAGGCAACCCGCGCTTTCATCAAGGGTATCTTAGAAGATACTATCGAAAAGTGCACACACAGCGACAAGGCTTTAGATGAAGAACCGGACTGGAACACTGTGATCAAGAAGGAACTCCCAGACCTAGCCTTTGCCGTTGTTACCCCCAGCACTGACGCCGAGGGTAGTCCGGAAAGGGTTTACCCGCACCACTGGGTTAAGGGTGAGGGCCAGAAGGACGCTCACGGCATCGTAACGGCTGGCAACATGTATTTACACAAAGGGGGGCTTAGGATTGCGTCACGGGCACTTCTAGCGGCCAAAACGGGTCGCAAAGGGTTGGCCAGCACTGCAAAACACCTGCAAATACATTTGGACACCCTGGAAGACGCTAAAACCTTGCATCATTACGCCAAACTAGACGGCGCTTCCTACGTTGTGCACAGGCAACGCGAGATTGGCGAAGACGAAAGCGGTGAGGTCGAGTTGTTTGAAGAAGCCAAAGACCTAACGCTTGCGGAAGGTGTGTTCAAGAAATCGATTCAGGAACGGGGTAGTGTGGCCACAATTCCGGTCACCATTACTTTAGGAAAACAGACTTCTATCGAAGTTGACTTTGAGATTATTCAGCAACGCGATGGTGTGATTGTGGAGGCTAAGATTCTATCCACTTCCATCACTTTGCCAACACCAACCAAAGCCGGTACACCTCCCACAGAAAATGGCGAAGGTCGTACAGGGGCAGAGGGTGGAGGTAACAAAGAAGGGGACGCCGGTGAGGCCGACCAAGTTGTACCTTCTCTGGAAGAAATGGAAATTGAGATGTTGAATCAAGCCGCCCGAATTGCTGGTCTGTAGGTTGGGGCACTTCGCCCCCTCTTTATTAAACTGAAAGGAAAACGATACTATGGACAAGATCAAGAAACTCCAGGAAAAGCTCAAGGCCGCATTTGAGGCACTGAAGCAGTTGAGCATCGGAATTGACAAGGCCGCTGACGATGACGCGAAGATTGTAGCGCGCGACGCGCACAAGGCCAAGTATGCTGAAGTCCAGCAGATCAAGAGCGATCTCGATGCCGCCATTACCACGGCAGAAGAAGAGAAGGCTATCAATGATTCTTTGGGTAAGGCCTCAGGGTTTACCACGGTCACTCCCCCCGCTGGTTTGGGCTTTAGTGGCGGGGCTGAAGCCATCGACCACGACAAAGAGTTGCGGGCTAAGGAAGATATCTTCCTGAAGTACATGAGCGACGGCATCAAGAGTCTCTCTGGGGAAGAGCATCGGGCTATGGATCCGCAAAGCAGTTTGAGCAAGTTTAGCGAAAAGACCTAGGGCGGTATTCTTGTTCCCCGTTCTTTCGTGCTGAACATGTTCGGCACTAAGTGGGCGACCCAGATGGGTTGGTCCAAGGACCAGATTGCACGCATTGCAAAGGCCAGCACTATGGTCAGCTCCAGCGATGCCCTTGGCGGGTTCACCGTCCCACAAGATTATCGCCCACAACTTCTTCAGCTTCCGATCCAGACGCCACACCTGCTCGACCGCGTTACCATTGTCCCCGCCCCGACTGGTGAAATCACAATGCCAAAGGCCAAACAAAGTGACACCGACGAATACGGTGGCATGGTTGGTGAGTGGATTGAAGAGGGTGGGCTGAAGAACAAGACCGACACCCGCTTTGAGCAGGTGAAGATCAGCACGCACGAGTACGCAATGTTCACCCAAATTTCCATCCGGTTGCTGAACCGGTCAGCTATCGCCATGGAAGGTTGGATCAATACTCGTGGTCGTCAGGTTGCTATGGATGCGCTGGATCAGGCTATCCTGACCGGCGATGGTAACGGCAAACCCCTCGGAATTCTCGAGACCGACGGCGTTCGTGAGCGCGCTCGCCAGACTGCAGGTACAGTCACCCGGACTGACTGCACCAAATTGAAGTTTAAGCTCAAGCCCTATCATCGTTCTGGCGGTATCTACGTTATGGACGACACGGTACTTGAGGCCCTTGAGGATCTTACGGATCTGCAGGGTCGCCAGTTGTTCACGGCCTCCATGGCCAATGGTTCGTTTGATCGCCTGTGCGGTTATCCGTTCACTGTTACTACCCGAACCCCAGATATTGGTTCGGACGGCGACCTAATGTTCATTGATCCGCGGGAGTATTACCTACCTATGGAGCAGGACATGGTCATCAAGCGTAGCGATGACTATGATATCGTTCACAATGTCGCCACGATTGTGATGTTCATGGTTGCCGGTGGTCAGATGGTTCAGCCGCGTGTTGCTGCAATTCTTGGCAACGAAGAGACTAGCTAAACATTGTAATTTGTAGCTCGTAACAAGTAAGACCAAAACCTTGCACGGTTCGAGGGGGAGGCAAAACCTCCCCCTCATTTTTACCATCAAAAACAAAACATTCAAAGGAGAGCGCGATGTACTACAAGGTGATAGATGGACAGGGAATAAAGTACTCCGACCACAACGGCGTTGAGCGCAGGGCCGTTAAGGGGAACATCGTTAATATCATGAAGCGTGCCGAAGCAAAGCGGCTTATCAAAGAAGAATGTGTAGTGTTAGCGGGGACCGATGCGCTCAGCATAAACTCGGATATGTTTATCTTAGACAACGCCCCCGATGCCAGCGAAGAAGGGGACAGTGGTGAAAGTGAGTTCTACCCCCGCCGACACCCAAACCGCAAACCGAAATCTAAAAGCTTCAACGAAGACGAAGCACAATCCTCAGAAGATGAAGATGATGACGCCCCCGAAGGTGGACTAAAAGTTGGTTCACTGGTGGAGTACGAATCACGTATTGGCGAAGTTGTCCAAGTATATAAAAAGAATATGGATGTTATCTTTGGTGATGGTGCCGAACCCGAGCGCATTGCGATTGGCAGTGCGGAAGTGATTGGCTAATGGAGTACCTTGTACAGAAGCCCCACACTTTTAGAGATGACAAAGGTCAGCCGATCTTCAAAGAGCAAGGCCAGCGCGTAAACGTCAACCGAAAGAGTGTTGCAAGGCAACTTGTCCAGCAAGGCATCATCGCTGTGGAAGAGCTTAGTGTCGGCGTAAAGAATGTGCAACCGGCCGGGCCTTGGCATCCTAAGGTTCGCGTCGGGTGCTTCATGCACACGAGCCCTTTCTACTCCGGCGGTCGGCTGCATATGTACCAATTCGGCTGGACGTTTGCAGCCCTTGGCGCTGAGGTGTTCCTGGTTACAAACAGGAACCCTATGTGGCGCAACGATTACCCGAACTTGCCGAACTTTACAATCGTAAATCAAAGCGACCCGCAATGCGCAAGGTACCCAAAAGATTTGGACCTAATCGTCACCGATGGAAAAAGTGCCGTGGGGCAGTGGGCGCTGAACGAAAAGAAAAACAACCCGCATGTCCCACTAATCTGCCTCAATTTTGAGACCCCAAATTGGGTCGCCAAACTTGCTCCAGAAGTGCACGGCATGCCGAAGCTCGAAGGTGTGTTTGCAGCCGCGGACCTTCTGCTTTGCAATAGTTCCGAGAGCCTGAAGTGGTTGGCGCAGTATATGGACATCTCTGGGAAGCGAACCGGGGTACTACACCCTGCGGCCAATACGTTTGGACTTGGGGGTAAAGTTGATAACCCGGTGGACACTGACCGCCCGTACATTGTCTGGTCCGCACGCGCGAGCGCGTACAAGGGCGCTCGGGTGGTTGTGCAAGCGGTAGAAGAGTACGATGGCGTGCTAGATTGTGTGCTGATTGGTAAACCCTCCTGCATCCCCAGAAGTACGGCTAAGCACCAATTCATTACTTTCAGTACCCCGATCAATGATGCACAGAAGCTTCGGTTAATGAAAGACGCCGCATGCGTTGCAGCGCCAAGTTTATTCGAGGGGTTTGGAATGGTGCCATCTGAGGCGCTTTGTAGTGGCACGCCTGTCGTTGTGTTTGATCTCCCAGTATTGCGCCAAGAATACGGGGACCGGCTAATCTACGCAAAGCACGGGAACGCTGAAGACTTCAAAGCAAAACTCTACAACACAATTGCCAAACGACCTGAGGTAGATCAAGCAGAAGCAATATCCACCTACGGAATGCCAGCTATGCAAAAGGCCGTGAAGGCTATGCCATTCGTAAACGTGGGGGCGCGCCGTATTGCTGCGAGTATGATCTGCTACTATGGCCCGACAGTTCAAGAGGCAATGGCCAGCGTATACCCGTTCGTTGACGAGTTGCGTATCGCGTACGGGCCAACCCAACTATGGAAAGATGTGCCCCCGGACAACGCGCTTGAACTAATACGCGCATTCCCAGACCCAGACAATAAGATTAAGGTAATCACCAAAGACGTGTGGAGGAACAAAGGCGAAATGAGAACCGCCACCACAAGCGGCATGGATGCAAGCCATCTACTTATCGTTGATGCTGATGAAATCTATGATGGGCTGGAACAGTGGCTTTCTAGCGGAATAGAGTTTGGTTGTCCGCGATGGGTGCATTTCTGGCACGACCTTCAGCATTGTGTGGTTGACACCCCTTCCATGACGCGATGGGGAAAACCTCACGCTCTGGGGGGTTGTTCGCACGGGCACTTCAGGTTCGCCCGGTGGCGCATGAGCAACACGTGGAACCAGAAGGGTACTTATGCCGTCGGGGTTGGCGGGTGTAAGGTACACACGAAGCAGCAAACCGATGCGGCCGTTTTGGCGTGCCCTGAGCCTTGCATCTATCATCTTGGTCATGTGCTGCAGCCAACCACTATGAAGGCCAAGCATGAGTTTTACCGCAAGCGTGATGGCGATGATCCAGCACGCAAAGCGCGTCAGGCCGCGTGGCACAACTGGAGCGGGGAACTTGGGGATTGCGGCGACGGGGAGATACGCGAGTTCACGGGGGCGGTTCCTGCCTTGGTCAAGCAAGCGTTTGAAAAGGCTATTGCTGCAGCCAAAGGAGGCGTGGAATGCTGAGCGCGACGCAGGTTCCCGGGTATTGGCATGACCGTGCACTCCGGCTTGGGAAAAACGCGGTTGGCGTGGCCGGTGCTTCGGATACTGTTCAGGAAGAGAACTACGCAAAGCGCGAAGAGTTTATTTTCTCGCGATGCCCTACGAATTTGAAAACGCTCGACTATGGTTGCGGGATTGGCCGCTACGCACACCGCTTCCCCAGATACATCGGGGTTGATATGACGGAACCGCTTATTGCTATAGCGCGTGAGCGCAACCCCAAGAAAAGTTTTACGCACCAAGAAGGTGCCGACCCAATGGCCACCTTCACAAAGAACTGTGAATTTGAACTGTTCTTTACCGCCACGGTTTTGCAGCACTGCCCGCTGGACGCAGTTGCGCGGATTTTCTTGGCGTTGTCCCAGACCCGCGTGAGCGTGGTAAGTCTGTATGAAAATTGCGGGGGGAAAGTACGAAGCCCCCACGTAGAAGGTAGAAGTTCCAGGGTTTACCTTGATCTTCTTAGCCAGCACGTTCAGGTCTGCAGCTACACTGAGAATGTCCAGTGCATTCACGGTGAAGAGCACGTTCACATTTTAGCCAAGTTGAAGAGGGGATAGCATGGGCGTTGTAACCGTCAGCCAAGTGAAAGCCATTGGCCGCATTGACTATAACATTCACGACACGGAATTGCAGTTGCTCCTAGATGGTGCGGTTGCATTCGTGGAAGAGCATTGCAGCCTCAAGCTGTCTAGCGCAACGCGTACTGAATTACTAGATGGGGGCGGTCGCGACTTATTCGTAAACTATGGACCAATCACTGCCGTGACTAGCGTGTCCGATATTGAAAGCGACAATGCTGTAGAAGACGCGGGAAATTATATCTTCACAGACACGCGCATTATCAAGGCCGGGCCGCAATTTGTATGGAGTGAAGGTTCGGATAGGTGGCGGGTTGTGTACACCGGCGGATATTCTGAAAGCGACTTTCCTGCGGGGTTAAAAAACGCAGTGATTGGTTTGACCCTGCTCGCGTACAATAACCCGGACAGCCGTTCACGTCAAAGTGCTGCAGGGTACGGAACGGACTTTGCAGCCTTAGCCAGTAGCAACATGATTGAAACGCTTAATCACTTTAGCTTCCGGAGGTATTTCGAATGAGATTTAACCCGTACACCCGCATCACAAAATCGAAAGTTGCTGACGGAATGGGCGGGTGGACTGATGCGGGTACAGTCGAGAACCTGCTATACCTTCACCTTGTGTACCACGACAGCGACATCAGTGCGATAGCGAAAGCAGAGAGCACCGTATCCACAGAAGATACTGTCGTGATTCAGGGTGAAAAATATACTGTGAAGGAAATAGGTCGGGCAGATGGGGCTTCGATCAAAACCCTTCGATTTGAAAAGCAGAACAGACCCGCGCAGGGTTAGAGGAGGAAAGAGAAATGACTGATATTCAAACCGTGAGTAGTCTGGCCGCGACTATCCTTATTGCACTTCTTATCATTGTGCGGCAAGTGCTCTTGTACAGAAACAAGAACGATGTCGTGGTGCAATACGACAAGTATAAACCGTATGCGATGATGGCTGCGAAATGGGTTGAAGAGAAGGTGCCGGATGACTATGGTGCTGGGGAAGATGACCCCTCTCTCGCGAAGGCCGCGCACAAGTTGGACCTGTTCCTTTCTAAGTTTAACGAGCTAGTTGTTAAGCTAGAGGGTAAGACCCCAACAGAAGACCTGATAGGTGAAGCTAAGGCGTGGTCTGTCGAACTGGCGGACAGGCTCGGGCTTGCTGGGAAGATGTTCCCCGAACAACCTGCAACCGCCACCACCCCTGCAGCTACGCCCACAGCTACACCCACAGCTACGCTCACCATCGTGCCTAAAGAAAAGGAATAGGCGATGGCGTGGCTTGGAATTGCTTTGGGATTTCTCAAAGACATTATCATTGGAATCTTCATGAAATCTATGGAAACTCCAGCGGAGGAGACTCATGTCAAGCAGGTTGAAGGCAGTGCTAATCCCCCTGATGATGCTGACTATGCTCGGCGGTACGGGATGCACAGTAGGGATAAAACAGAATAACGTTTTAACAATGCACGACCCAATACCGCTCGCAGAATCTGCGAGGGGTACAGTACGTATCAACACCAATAAACCAATCCCACTAATCATTGACGGGGTTGAGGGGGAAGCGTTTGAAAAGGATATTGGCGGGGATGTTGTGGTGAAGCCGGGCTGGTACTCCGCTTTGGTAGACAACTGGAATAAGACGCATAAATAGGGGGGAAGCCATGGAATGGGTCACAGTGCGAGAGTTAATCGAAAAAGTTGGGTTACCCATTGCTATGGTGCTCTTCTTTATCTGGCTTGAAATCCGTAGACGCAAGCAAGACGAGAAGCGTGAAGAGGCTGAGAGATTGGCCAAAGTATTGATGTCCGAAAGGCTAACCGCGCTTGAAGACTACAACAGAAATAAGATGGAACGGATGGTGGTAGAAAACACCACGGCACTCCAGAATAACGCGGAAGCAACTAAGGAAATGAGCGGGGTTGCACGCCACCAATCGCAGATCCACACACAACTGATTATCGCACTCCGGACGCGTCCGTGCTTAAAGGATACTGTCGTGCAGATTGAAGGGGTTTCTCATGGGTAGCGGGGGAATCAAGCTGTCGATCGCGTACAAATCAAACGCTAACGCACTGATTAAGGCGGCTGAGCGGGAAATACAGAACCGCCTCATGCGCGTGGGCTTGCGTGTGGAGCGTTCCGCTAAAGAGTTCTTGAGCGTTGGTGGTGGCGCTTCCCACGAACCGAGCGCGGCCGGTGACCCACCGCACTTGCAGACAGGCAACCTGCGGAACAGCATTCACACTTGGTCGCCAAAACCAAACACGGTTTTGGTTGGAACAACGGTATTTTATGGGAAGTTCTTAGAGTACGGCACAAGAAAGATGGCGAAGCGTCCGTTCATGAAACCCGCCTTGCTCTCAACGATGCACTACTTCCCGCAGGAATTTAGGAGGCTATGGTAATGACAAACCTTTTGGAAGCGTTGTTCACCCTTATCAGCGATGATGCGGGTCTTGCAGCGCAACTAGGCCAGTACAACTTCGGGGGAGGACTGGTTCCAGCCGTATTCACGGTTGACCCCGCCCCCGCAGATGCACCCGGCCCGGTCATTATCATCAGCCAACTCGGAGCAACCCGCGACGGGGTTGATCGGGGGCATAGGGGTGGAACTTTTGAGGTTAGCCTGACGGTGTGGGGCAAGCATGACGGAAGTATCAAGGACACGTATCAAATCGCAATGGATCTTTGGCGTCTCGTTGACCGTGCAAGGTTGACCGTGCAAGGGTATGAAGTGCCGATGTGCATTTCAAACGCGCCAGCTTCATTGGTTGATCCTGATGGGTATCCCGGGTACGTTCTCAGTGTGCGTGTTCTCATGCGTGAGGATTTGGACGCGTCCAGTTAAAAAAGAAAGGAATATGCTATGGCTTCAGTCATTGGAGTTGATTGTGTCTTTTACTACAACAGCAGCACATTCGCCGCGCCTTCGTGGTTGGAAATCGATACTGTTCGGGATGTCACCTTGAACTTGTCCCGTAACGAAGTTGAAGACACTAGTCGGGCGGCGAAGGGTTGGCGTTCGCGGTTGGCAGGTCTGGCCGCATGGGGTTCGGACTTTGAGATGATCTATAACACCTCAAACACCGCGTGGCAAAAAATTCGGGAGAGCTTTTTCGCCAATACCGTCATCGAGATTCTTTCGCTTGATGGTGACATTACAGTGGACGACAAACAAGGTATTCGCGGTAATGTGTTTGTCACCTCCTTTGAACGTGCCGAGCCTCTAGAGGATGTGGTCAGCAACGCCACCTCACTCGTTGGAAACGGCACGCCGACATGGGTTAAATCTTCGGGTGGCGTTGTGGTTGACATGGATGACGCTAGCTAAGAAGCAGAAGTAGAAGCAAGAAGCACACGTTAAAACATTACTGGTTCCCGGTCCCCGAAATAGGGGTGAGAGTGACAACGACTAATAGTTGTCAGCCGGGTTTTTTTACTTTACAAATCATATCGAGGAGAGACGACATGAGCATTGAATTCACAGATCACAAGAGTCGAGTTTGGAAGGTACGCTTTAATCTGCCCGTACTCATTAAGGTTTCGCGAAAGTTAAACCTGCAGCTGAAGCAACTCATTAGCATGGATATTCCAGTAGCAGAACTCATGGAAAGCCTTCCTATCATCTTAGAAAAACAACTAGAAGAGCATAAGCTCACCGCCGAAGAGTTCATGGAAGAGATAAACGGCGATGATATCATGGCCTTCATGAATATATTCCACGAAGCAGTTGGTGAAGCCTTCCCGCAACACGCCGGGAAGAGGGGTGGTGCAAAAGCAAAAGGCCCTTTCGGTCTTGGAGAATCAAAGACCTCTACCAACTTGCAGCCTACACCGGAAGAAGCGTAGAAGACGACTACACTCCCCAGGAATTGCTTTGGTCAAAAGAAGTGGTTGACGCTAGGGAGTGGGATCATACCAGTTGTATTCTTGCTATGATCTACAACTCAGTGAGTAAGCGTCCAAAGAAGCCTGCATATTTTAACCCAACGATAGAAAACAAAAACTCTGGGGGAAAACAGACGGGGCTTTCGCTTGCTGAGTTTAAGGCGGCTCTGATGGGGCCTAAAAAGGGGTAAATAAAAATGAGTGCTGGATCAGTAGTCGCAGGTGAAGCTATTGTTAGGGTTGGAGTAGATACGAAGCAATTGGTCGCGGGGTTACGTGGTATCCAGTCTAAGCTGGCGGGGCTTTCCTCTTCTGTGCAAAATGCAGCGATGGGTTTTGCAAAGTTTGGGGCGGTTGTTACAGCCCCGATTGCACTAGCCGTGCGATCGTTCGCCAACTTCGATGACAGCATGCGACAGGTTGGCGCAATTGCGAACGCCACCGCAGCTGACCTTGCACTCATGACTGACCGGGCGAAAGAACTTGGCGCAACCACGAGCTTCACCGCCGCAGAAGTTGCGGACGGTATGAAGTTCATGGCGATGGCTGGATATGACACGAAGCAGGTTATGTCCGGTATCCCCGCCGTGCTGGACCTTGCGCGTGCGGGAGCGCTTGACCTTGGTCGTGCATCCGATATTGTCACAGACGTTGGGTCAGCCTTCGGCTTAACTGCTGATGAACTGACCCGCGTCTCTGACGTTATCGCCAAAACCGCCACGAGCGCAAACACGAGCGTTGAACAGTTGGGCGAAGCCATGAAGTACGTCGCCCCGGTTGCACGCGTTGCCGGACAATCTATTGAAGAGACAAGTGCCGCAATTGGTCTTCTGGGAAATGTAGGCATCAAGGGAAGTATGGCCGGAACAGGGCTATCAGTTGTGTTCAAGAAGCTGGCAGATCCAACCGTTCAGAAAAAGTTAGATCAGCTCGGAGTATCGGCGCTAGATGCTTCCGGCAATATTCGCCCAATCCTAGATGTTATGAAAGACCTTGGCGCTGCAACTAAGAATCTCGCCGGTGGTAAGAAGCTGGCGATGTTCGATGAACTGTTTGATGTGCGGGGAAGTAAAGCTGCAATCAATCTTTCTATGGCGGGTAAAGGCATTGACGAGATGCGAGCCAAGATGGGTGACGCCCCCGGCTCAGCTAAGAAAATGGCCAAGGCTATGGACGCCGGGTTGGGGGGTTCCCTGCGCATACTGACAAGCGCTCTAGAGGGCGTACAGCTTGCCATCGGGGATGCACTAGAAAAGCCCCTAGCGGCCGTCGTGCGTGCCGTGACGGAAGTTGTAGGGTACGTCATGGAGTGGGTGAAGGCCAATCAGGGGTTGGTAATAGCCATTGCGGCCGTTGGGGCGGCGTCAGTGGCCATTGCTGTCGCTTTGTTTGGGGTTGCTGCAGCTACATCGGCGCTCGCTTTCGTGTTTGGGGGGTTGGCCACTGCAGTCGGGTTTGTGGTGTCCATCTTCACCACCGCGATCGCTATCGTTGGTGCATTGCTCACACCGATTGGTTTGGTTGGGGTTGCGGTGGTTGCGCTTGCTGCAACCTTCATAGACTTTGGGGCGGTTGGTGCAGGCGTTGTCGGGTACCTCGGCGATGTGTTCGGCGGGTTGGTTAGTACTGTCTCTTCCGCAGTGAGTGCGATGGGGGCCGCGATAATGCGTGGTGACCTATCTGCAGCCGCTGAGGTTTTATGGGCGACGCTCGATTTAATCTGGACCAAGGGCGTCAATAAAATCTCTGAAGTGTGGGCTGGGATGAAGCGCGGATTCGTGGAAAGTTCATACGACCTTGGGAAGATTTGGACTGAAGTTGTGTTTGGGCTTGCGGCCACATGGATCGACTTTACCGCAAACCTTCAAAGCTACTGGAACACGTCGGTTGATTGGATTGCTGAAAAGTGGATTGACCTGCAGGGCGTGTTCGATGAAGGACTGGATACCGGCGCGGCAAAAGCAGCACTGAAAGAAGTGGCTGATGCGCGGGAGGCTGAGGCCAACAAAACAAAAGATGCAACGCAAGCGCAACTGCTCAACGACCAGATGGCGGCAACTAAATCAATAGACGATAGCATTGCAAAGGCCAGCGCCATCGCAGATGCGAATACCGCTATCGGTGAGAAGACGCTGGAAGACGCTCGCGCAAAGTTTAATGCGGCCACGGCTAAGGCTATTGGACCGGCCCTGAAGGATGGGGAAAAGCCAAAGGGAATTGCAGGTGTGGTGAAGGAGATCGTCAGCCAAGTGCAAGCCGTATCTAAGGAATTCGCCTTCAGTGCTCCGAAAGTTGATGGTGGTGGTGGTGGCGCTGGGGAAGCAGATACGTTCTTGCAAGGTTCTGGACAAACTAATTTCGCGGAGCAACTTGGCGTCTTGTTCAACGGTGGAAGTACCATACAAGACCAGCAACTTGAACAGGCCAAAAAGCAAACTGACCTTCAGCAAGAATTGGTCAACAAGGATACTTCAGGAACATACGCGTAAAATAGGAGAGATGAATGGCAACCTTCACAGAACTATTCAACAGCCGATTGGTGTCCGTGGTCAAAAGCGGCGTGAGCACAAAAGAAGTTTATCGTGTTAAAGACAGCGGTTCAGACCCGTATGCTCTACTGGCGTCCATGCCTCCAATTGGTTCCGCACACTCAACAATTCTTGGGACATACCTTCAGAGCTACAACTTAAAGCCGGTTGAATCTGATGGGGTAATTGATGCCACACTAGCATACGGCCCGGCTGAAAAGCCGGATGTGAATGTGAACGATGAAGTGTGGGAATACGATATGACCAGCCGTACCGCACACGTTGATTCTGTGAAAAGTGTGGGCGGTTCCCCACTGCAGGACACCTATCAAGACGAGGGCGGGGTTATTGCGGCTCAGCAGATTATATCACTGATTGGCGTGGACGGCGAAAACGTGAAGGGTGCAGATGTGTATCGTCCAAGCGGGTCATTGCGCGTGACCAAAATCTTTGAACCGTCTTCAGGGTTTGGTGCAACACAACGCGCCATCATAAACAATCAACAGAATACCGTGAACGTTGGTACTTTCCAGGATTGGGGTGCACGCGAAGTTCTATTTATTGGCGGCCGAGTGCGGTATAGCGAAGTGAATAATCAGGCCGCTGTCACGTACAACTTTCTATTCGGCACCAAACAAGAGAACGTGATTTTCGATGTGTGGGACAATGATGCGTATCAGGGAGCATCTACGAAAGCGGCAACCATTGCGACGCTGTACCCCTTCCAAGTTCTGTGGGGCGACCCGGTGCGCAAGAAGGTCCCAGAGAGTTCGAGTGGTTACGGAACCCCAAAGTGGGAAAAGCATTTCAAATCAATTAACGTTGCAACGGTGTACGAAACTTCAGACTTCACCAATTTTAGCCTGACCGGGCCATAAGGAGTATGGATAATGGGAACCCAAATAGGTAGTGTCAACATTAAACAACCAATCACGGCTGAACTGCAGAACAGATTGATTGATGCAGCTAACGCGCTCAATTCAGCTTTCGGAAATATTGATATTGGCCCCGGCGGCATGAGTATTCCCCAACAGTTCAACACCTCCCCGGGTGCAAGGCTCAGCACCATTGTGAGCGCCATTGCTGAAGACCAGAGTTCCACGTATAAGATTGGACAGCTGGTGTCGGTGGTAACTAATGCCATTGGGGCCGACGGCGCAAACGAAGATGAATTATCGCAAATAGCCGTCACCATCGAGGCGTATAGTGAATCATGGAACAGGCCGATGGCGGTAGTATATGAAACGGTAGATGGCACTGGAACCGGGAAAGTAATTATGTCCGGGTTCGCATACTGCAGGGTTATCCGACCCGAAGACGATGACCTCTTAGAAACAGGGAATGCAGTTATGCGCCCCGCGTGCCTACCGCAGGACGCTGACGACTCCTACGAGCCGCTCACGGGGGTCGTAACCTTTGGGCTTGGCATTGCTGATGTTATTTGGGAAGAGGCTGACCCGAGCGGTTATACCGGGGCGGACGAACATTGGGCACTAATACAATTCCCTCCCAGGGATAACGGATGCAAGTACGGAGTGGCCACCGCAGATCAGGATACCGGGGATAACACTATCGCCTTCAGGTTTGCAGAGCAGGATGGCACGACCCACGGCGAAGAGCTAACCCTCCCGGTGGTGGGCAGTGATGGCCTAGCTACAGATGACCCCGTGCTCGTAGCCAAGGCCGCAGATGGAACGTGGATTGTAACCCCTGCGGCCGGTGGCGGAGGTGGGGGATCGGTTAGCCTGCAAGTTGTAAAGGTGACTGCCGCTGGAGCGGGCGGCGTGGTGGAAGTGCAAAACATTACCCCCACGGCGGATCCTTCCGCTTCACCAAATTACAATCTTTCCGGCGATGCGTACAGCACACGATATTATCGGGAGTAAATTATGACCACCGTTCCCCAAGTAAGTGAGCCCGGGTTGGTTTACGACGGGCAATTCCTTCCCCTCTCGGCCCCGCTATCGTATTGCCCCAGCCGGGGTGAAACCGGGATCATCATCGATGACGAGTTTTACCCTCTCGATCTGTCGATGGAGTACTCCATCCCGGCGATGAGTGGCGTGGTTCCAGGGATCGTCATCGACGAGCCAAGTGCGGCGGTATTCCCTTGGTGGTCAACGGCATCCTACGGATCCCACGCCTACGGGGAAGCCGTTTGTTCCCCAGTCTCTTGGGCTCCCGACTTCACTAGCAGCCGCATATGTGCCATCCTCGACACCCCGCTTGACGCCGACACCTCAGAAGCAGACAAGGCGCATCCCCGCTACCGTGCGAATCCGGGTATAACTCTTCTCGCTTTGTCACATCTCTATTATCCGACCGCCATTGCCGGAGCAACACAGCTTGAGTATGATGTCCCGGGGTGGCGCTGGCTGGGCTATGCAGACTTCATCAAGACTGGCGCAGCTTCCGGCACCTTCGCCCTGCGGCGAGTCAATGGCAATTCCACCAGCGTCATTAAATACACCACCGGTAGTGGAGAACCTGCCACAACCTACACCACCCCGATCAGTGTTTCTGGGGGAGAGGCAATCCGGTTTAGGTTTTACGATGGGAACGAGACATCGCCGGTCTATACGCAGCACGCAACCTTCCCAGGAGGTGTGCCTCCAGAGTCGTTTTCGCAGAAGCATCCGATTTTAACTACCACTGCTGACCCTGGAGGTACCACGCTGGACGGCTCCGACAACCATCCCGGAACGCATTACCGATGGACGTTTGGCGCGGGAGCGGCAGAACCAACCCCTCAGACACTTACGGTAGGTACGGCAGTTGGGGAGGAATATGACGGAGTTCCCTTCCTGCCGGTAGACGCGACCTACGGGGGCACAGCCCGTGGAACCCTGCGATGCTGTGTCTATCGATACGGTAGCCAAAAATCTACCTACAGCACATCCGTAATTGTGAAGATTGGCAAGCTGACCGCATCATGGGACGGGGTGGACTCGCTGACATTGGCGACCCCCACCTCTGGGGCCACCATACAGTACCGCTTGGATGGTGGCAGCTATCTCACCTACAGCGGCCCAATCACCCTTACAGAGACCACGGAGATCTCCTTCTATGCCTACAAGTTTACAACCCCATCCCTCCTGAAAAGCGATTGGGCTACCTTCGCGGTAACGTTCACCGATCCCGTCCCGCCCGAGGTGGACCCGGCACCACCTGCAGCCTTTGAGGACGCATGGTGGAGCGATATTGATCAATACACCCCCATCTCATGGGACCAGTTATGGGCGGGCGAGCCGGGTTGGGACAAGTCAATAATCCGGACAATCCTTCCGTTTCAAGTTCGACCAGATTACTACATCAGCCCCTCGGGGACCGGTGACGGACTCACCCCCGCCGACCCCGCCAACATGCTGGCAATCATCGGTACCAACGTAACCGCAGGAAGCGCTGTAGCCGGTAAGGTGGTGTGGGCGAGCGAGGGGGATTACATCAACCCCAGCGGCGATGCCAATGTTTATTGGAATCTGGTCGACGGGGTGACTTTGCGGGGTGGATACAACGATGCCTTTACCGCTCGCGACGTTCACAACACCCGGTCGACCGTGGTCTGCTCAACAAACTACTGCTCTATTTACAGCCTCGGCACGCTCGACGGGTTTTGGTCCACGGGTGGTGAAGCAGGGTACAACCCTCCAATCCATTTCTTTGGGCTCCGATTCTATAACTGCCATTACGAGTACGAGTCGTTGGTACCTACACCTGCAGGTAGTTTTTATCGCAACTTGAACGTGCTTCAGTTTGTACGCCAGTACGAGACACGTTGCTTCGCACATGGCTGCACAGTTAACATCAACATTGTGGTTGGAGACGCGCCAAAGGGGGCAGACGGGTATGCGTATTACACCGAGGGGGAGCCCTACGACGAGGAGGATCCCGAACAGGGGAGCTGGCCCGGCTATTGGACGTCGTATGGAGATGGCGGTTCGGGTTTGTCATCATCGGTGTCAGTCTTCTCGGGGGATAGTTATTACAAGAATGAACGACTATCCTGGAATACCGTCAACATAAATGTAAAG